TTAGAGGCGCCACCAACACTGGCTTGCGCGCGCTCATTGGCGGTGGCGCTTGGGGCGGCGGGGTTCACGATGGTTCGCGGACTGTGAATTGCAGCAGTTGTCCGTGGATCGTGTACGCGACCGTTGGCGTGTGGTGCGTCTGTGACTCGCTGTAAGCTGATGGGGACCGGCGAAAGCCGAGTCCCTTGCAGTTGAAAGGTTGGGTGTAATGGCATACGAAAGCAAATATGAAAATCCCTCCACTCTGAAAATGGACTACGTTCATACAGAGGCACACCAGATGGCATACGATCTCTCGGTATATCTCCACAGAAAAGTAAGGGATATGCCACATTACGAGAAATTCACTCTGCAAAAGGATATACGAGAAAGCATAGACGGAATCATGGATGAGATAGAAGCATACGAGAAATCAAAAACAATCAGCCACCTTTATGCAGCCGACAGGCTGAAAGGAAAACTGGTTCGGAAAATCCGAATGTCGCACGATCTTAAATATTCCGCAATGAATGACAGAGTATACGAATATTGTGCAACACAGATCGGTATTCTCGGTGCGTATATCGGAGGGTTAATAAACAAGGCACAAAAGGAAAAGAAATCAAAATAAGCAACTATCTTGGGGTAGCTGTTAATTCGCACTGTCGCTCCGTGGCTTGCACGCGCTCATTGGCGGTGGCAATTGGAACAACGGGGTTCACGATGGTTCGCGGACTGTGAATTGCAACAATTATCCGTGGAACGTGAACACGAACATTGGCGTGTGGTGCGTCTGTGACTATTTAGAAAACTGTCAGATTGGTGGAGCTACGGCTTGCCAACAAGGATTATTTGATAATCATTTATTGAATAGTCAGACGGCTATCCCGACCCGTGCAAACCGGGCGAACTTAAAACAGCGAAGCCAAATAGTAGCGAAAGCGAAGGAAGTGTGGCGTAAGCATTATTTATGAAGAGAATAACAGGTCTTATGAAAAACATCTGTACCATGAAGAACGCATTGATCGCATATCAAAAGGCGAGGCGGTGCAAAAGGTACAGACCGGAGGTTTTGGAGTTTGAAGCGAATAGAGAGGAATACCTCAGCAAAGCCATCCGGGAATTGGAAAGTTTGACATATACTCCTGGAAAGTACAAGGTATTCAAAGTTTGGGAACCCAAAGAGCGTATAATCATGGCTCTGCCATTTTACGATAGGGTTATCCAACATATGATTGTCAATTACATAGAGCCGATATTTGAGCATCAGTTCATCTACCATTCCTACGCTTGCAGAAAAGGGAAAGGTGCTCACAGAGCCAGCAAGCAGTTGACAAGGTGGCTATATAATCTGGAAGTTGTGCAAGGCAAATCAGTCTATGTACTGAAAGCCGACATACACCATTACTTCCAGAGCATAGACCACAAGGTTCTGAAAAGAGAAATTAGAACCTACATTAAAGACAAGGACTTACTCGTAATCCTTGACCGGATAATAGACCATAATGGGATATTCCCGGACGGTGTCGGTATACCGGTTGGAAATCTTACGAGCCAACTATTTGCCAACGTGTATTTACACCGATTGGATATGTTCGTAAAACATACACTTCATGCGGAACATTACATGAGATATATGGATGATTTTGTGATTATATCAGAAGATCTCGAACAGTTGAAACGGTGGGAGAAACAGATAGAAATATTCCTTGCGGATGTTCTTAAATTACAATTAAATCCAAAAACAACCATTGTTTATGCAAAGAACGGAGTGGATTTTGTTGGATATAGGCATTGGAACTCTACGAAGAAAATCAGAAAGGATGCTATGCGTAGACTGAAACGCCTTATGAAGAATTTCAAAGATGGAACTATCACGGAAGAATTTTTCGACAAATCGTTTACAAGTAGAATTGGTTCGATAAAACACGCCGACACCTACAATCTGGTGCAAAAGATCACCTGTGAAGCAAAGGAGTTAAAGGAAAGTCATGCGTGATGGAAGTTATGTCATTGTAGATAGGCTGTGTGAGGCAACCACACAACTGCTTGAAATAATTAAAAAGCAGGAAGAAATCATTGAGCAGTGCAGAATATCGGATGAACTGCATAAGGAACTCGATGATATGAAAAACGACGTGGATCAGAAGATGGATTTAATTGAGTATGATTTGAGATCATACAGACGGGAGTGTGAAGAATGATAGATTTTATCGTGAAATATTGGATCGAGTTTCTTTTTGGATTGATAATCAGCGGAATGGGCGTGATGGCGAAGCTGATGTACAATCAGCACTTAAAAAACAAAGCCATTGATAAGGGCGTAGAAGCCCTTTTAAGAAACGGTATCGTCCAGACATACAATAAGTGGTCTGAGAGGGGTTACTGCCCTATATACGCACGAGAGAACGCCACAAGGATGTATGAACCTTATCACATACTTGGCGGAAATGATGTTGCGACAGACTTAATCGAAGATCTGAAAGGACTGCCGACAGAACCGCAAAAGAAGAAAGAGGGTGTAGAAGATGATACTTAAAATTTTTATAGGTTTCGCTCTCGGTTACATTGCAGCTTGCGTGACATTTTACATCCTGCAGAAAAGGGAGCGTAGGCGGAGAAAAGAGAAGAAAAAGAAAGTAAGCCTGAATACCTATGCAAAGGTAGCCACTACTGCGGTATTGGCTCATGGGATGATCCTTACATCGTGTTCCTATATCCTCTCATGGATAGGTATGGACCCGGTGGTGGATGTATCAAGCACAATCGTCAAAGAAATCGTAGCTCCGTTGGTGGTTTACCTTGGGACAAATACGATTATGAACATCTTTGAAAAGAACAAACTCAGTTTTTCAGTACCAATCAACAGCACCGTCATAAGCAAAGACGGAACCACACACAAAGCCTCTGATGATGAGGCAGTAGGATAGGAGGTCATATTATGACAATGGAATTTTTAATTGTAGCACTGTTCGCAGTATCATTACTCACAAACCTTACCGTTGAGGGAATCAAGAAACTTCTGGATAAGAAATCGGTTGACTACTCATCAAACGTGATGGCAGCAGTTACCGCAGTCGTTATCTCCGTGGCACTGTCCGCCGGGTATCTGATTTACACAGAAACGATGCTTAACGCAAAGATTGGCGTTGAACTTATTGCCCTTGCGTATCTTAGTTTTTTAGTTGCCACGAACGGATATGACAAAGTTATTCAGGCAATCAAGCAGATCAAACAGATTGAAAAACAGTAATTTAATATTTAAGAGCCATGAGCCGGGTGCATGAACGCATCCGGCTTTTACTTTTAGGAGGCGATGCACAATGGCTTTAAGAGGCAGTACGGCGCAGGAGAGAGCATGGAACTTCTTTTGTGATAAGGGACTTAACCATTATGCTATTTCCGGCATAATGGCGAGCATAAGAGCCGAGAGTGGTTTTAATCCGAGAAACTTGCAGAACAGTTGTGAGAAAAAAAGCGGATATACGGATGCTACCTACACTGCCGCAGTAGACAACGGCAGCTATGCAAATTTCATCAGAGACTCTTTTGGATATGGGTATGCTCAGTGGACTTATTGGAGCAGAAAACAGAATCTTCTCAATTTTGCAAAGAAAAAAGGGAAATCCATCGGAGACGAAGAAATGCAGTTGGAATATCTGTGGGAGGAATTATCTGGTGCATACAAGGGTGTTTTGAAAAAGCTCAAATCTGCGACCTCAGCACAGGAGGCATCTGATGTTGTCCTGACTGGATATGAGAAACCAAAGAACCAGGGAGAAAAAGTAAAAGCCACCAGAGGATCTTATGCCAAGGAATATTATAACCAGTTTGCAGTGAAAAAGGAGGAAAAGACGATGAAAGTAATTATTGGAAGTGCAAGAAGAGACGAAAATGGGAAATACTCCGGCGGCAAGCCGGGAGATCAGGATGGCGCAGAGGTAAGCACACAGAATTATTATGTTCATACCAAAGGATGGTATATGCTCCGCTTCCTGAGTGACGAATACGCAAAGAAAGTTGCTAAAGCAATGTGGGATGCCTGCATGAACAACAATATCGGCTACTGTCAGGCACACAGATCCGTTATGGCAATGCTTAAAAAGTACGGCAACATGAAAGCAATCGGAGAAAAGACAGAAACAGATTGCAGCGACCTCGTAAGAGGATGTATCTATGAGGCAACCGGCATTGACGTGGGAGCCTTTAGCACCGCAACGGAGCCGTCAGTGTTAGAAAAATCCGGTCTGTTTGCTAAAAAAGTTTCCGTTACATCTGCAACCGTCCTTAAACCAGGAGACATTCTGGTCACAAAGAGCAAAGGTCATACTGTTATCGTTGTTTCTGTAGATGGATCTGCCCCAAGCGGAGGCACATCAACATCCAAACCGGCAGTGTCGGGCAGTACAGCAAAGGTTGAGAGTGCAAGAAGTAAAGATGCAGCAATCGCCGGAAAATATAAAACAACCAGCAATCTGTACCTGAGAGTTGGAGCCGGAACTGGGAAAACTGCAATCACTTTAATGCCAGCCGGATCATCGGTACAGTGTTATGGTTACTACACAACCTACAACGGAACACGCTGGTATTATGTGGCATACGGAGACAAAACCGGATTCTGTTCATCTGCATATTTACGGAAAGCCTAAAGCGATGTAAGATGGTATAAAATCGAAAAGGACTTCGTTGGTAATATGCCCGTAATATACAAATGAAAGAAAAAACCGCATAAACACTGAGACCTTGCGCTACTGCTATGACTGCACAGGGTATTGTATAGGAACATCTGAAAACATAAGGTATATCATGAGCACCGGATCGAATGTGAAAACGTTTGATCCGGTGATTTTTTTATGCAAAAAATAACCAGCCCCTGTAGCTGCGTGGAGCAGTGGTACAGGGGCTGGTATTGTTATTTCTATGGTATTCTATGGTTCACATATTATTCTTCTGTCTGCGGCTGCGCTGCAGCATTACGGGCATTGATCTCGGCCTGTTGCTGGTTGATCACAGATTCGTAGTCCGGATTGGCAAAGAAGGTTGCATCATGCTGACACTGACTTCTGGTGTTCGGTGTGCTGACAGTCTGCGTGCCATCCGGATTGTTGATGATGACAGTGGAGCCCTGCTGTAATGCAGGATCTTCTACCAGAGGCATGGTGGCAACACCGGTGTACTTGAACGGGCAGTCAGGGCTTGCGGGTAATCCGTCGTAAGCACAGATCTCGCCCTGATAGTGTACATCGCAGCTTTCCGTTGGTTCCGTACCCTCAGCAAAATACTCTGTATATACACAGCCATCGCAGAGACCGGGAATCGGGAGCTTGCCGGACTGGGAACATACCGCTACCTGTACAATACCGGAGGGAACCGGGAACTGGGTGTTAGGCAGATCCTCATGAACACGCTTCATAACTTTACGCCATAAGGTCTTGGAGACACCGTCCTCAGCGTTGTTTAGGTCAACATTGTTGTCGTACCCGGTCCAGGTAGCAGCGGTGTAGTAAGGGGTATATCCTACAAACCAGGCATCGGTAGGTCCGGTAGTAGTACCGGTCTTACCGGCGATAGCCATACCGCCGAAATTTACACGGCCACCGGTACCGGAGGTAACTACATCCTGCATAGCACTGGTCAGCAGGAAAGCGGTGGTCTCCTTGATGACCTGTCTGGTAGCCGGATTGGTGTTGTCCAGAATTACATTGCCATCGGAATCGGTGACTCTGGTGTACAGCTTCGGGGTGACATAAGTACCGCCGTTGGCAATAGCTGCGTAGGCACCAGTCAGTTCGTAAGGAGTAACACCGTAGGTCAGACCGCCCAGAGCCAGGGACTGGTTCACGTCGGACTTGATCTCGTTGCCGACCTGCACACCGTCGGTCAGAGTGGTAAATCCAAAGTTCAGCAGATAATCATAACCAAGTCTCGGAGTGATCACCGTGATGTTCTTAACTGCGATGATATTCAGGGAGTCACGGATCGCGCTTCGGATATTCTGGATGCCCCGGTAACCGGTCTTGTACCAGTTACGAACGGGAGTACCGTCTGCATAGTTAAACGGTGCATCGTTGTATACAGTAGCCAGAGTCTTGCCGGCACTGTCCAGAGCGGGAGCGTAGGAGGCCACTACCTTGAAGGTAGATCCCGGCA